AACGGACTCTTCCTCGGTGGGAAATCTACCAGTTTGTATTGCTTCTATACCCTCTTGAACCGTTAAGCTTCCTAGCTCAACAAGCCTTGTGATAATTCTAGATTGATTAACATTGGTGTTCAATGCAATCTCAGAGAATCTGGGAGTTGGATAATTTTTAAATCCAAGCTCTCTAGAAATACGTTTAATTTCAGGAATTAAGAAGTTGTTCAAGAAAGCCTCTCTTGCTTGACGGAGCCTTTCAATAAATATTTGTGCTTTAGTTGTTGTAGACGAGAACTTCTCTTCGCCAAGAATGATATTATTAAGTCCTAATTTAATATCTCTATCAACAATTTCGTATTTTTTAGGATCAAGAATGTGTGCAATTTCTGGTATTACGAAACTTGCCTTTGTAGTATAATCAGAAACCAAAACTCTACCGACAGACTCATTTCTAAAAAGTTCTTGCAATTGGTTAACTTGTTTTTGGTCAACACCATTTTCCTCATCACCAACCGTAATCAAAAGAACCGCTTGCTGAACGGTACGGGTTATTGCCATATCCATCTTTTTCAACTCAAGCTTCCAGTTGATGTCTTCAAGGACAGGAAAGCCCATTGGGATTGCCAATGGTTCATAATCTTGCTTTTTATAAAAAACGGCAGATACCTTTTCTGGCTTCAAATCCATTAAAATTTCTTCTTTGGAGCCTACCTGTTTTCCTTTATATGATAAAATCTTATCTCTTAAATCTTTATCCAAGCCATTCAGCACATCCTTTGCCTCTTCAGTTTCGGAGTTGGCCAATACATGAATTTCGTAATCTGTAAGTTTTTTGCTAAATTGACCCATTGCAAATGATATATTATCACCAGTTTTAATGTCTGCTGGATTTAAAATAACATATTTTGATGGGATTTTCATTGCATTTGCTTTTGAAAGTCCAAATGTTTGAGTAATTTTGAAAATATCAGAGTCTTTTATTTTAGTGTCATATCTAAAAAGAAAAACATTCCCAGATCTATAATATTCTCTAAAAAATTGATCTTGTAGGTCCCATATATTAATCTTCTTTAACCACGCATTAAAAAAATCGCGCCCCCTTTTGTTACCTCCCGTTAAATATAGGTTGTCTGAAGAGAATTCAGACATCAAATCAATGGTATTTCTAAAAATTGAAATGTTATAATATGCCTTTTGGCATAAAACAATAGTGTCGGCTACATCAAGATTAGAAGAGTTATTGTAATTAGAGTGTCTACTGAAAGGAATTACACCATCATCAATATTTTTAAATCTATCAAGTCTATGAATGGTGGATGAGCGATTTCGTCTTGTTCTAGTGTTATTCGCAGCAACTCTAGAAGCGGCAGTTTCTGTTTCTATGCTTCCAAGATCGCAATATCCAACAGCTTCTAGCTTTGGCTTTTCCTTTTTAATAGTTCTACTCATCCTTTTACCTATATTTTAGACAATTCTTATATTATTTTACACGACTTGAAATGCTGATTTAAAACATGACGGGCATAAAGGCTTCGCGCTTTTTAGCCGTACCGTCAAAGTTTATCAGCTCATTATAGACTTTTAAACCCCAGCATCCAAGCATAAGTGCTGTATAATTGTCTTTTCTAACCCTATTGATCGTCATATCTCTTTTGAGGTTTTGCGGCAAATCAAATGTCTGAGACCCTTGGGGGCTTGTCCTTACGATAATTGAAGAGCACTGTTTAATGGTCTGCTCAACCATACTGTCTTGAACGTCAATTAATTCAATCATTTTTTGACCATAGCCCATTGATTTGCTACTTGCTTTATTATCAAAATAATGTATGTATTCAAAATTCTTTTCAAATCCAGTTGATGTAAACTTATCCATAACTACATCATTCCCATTAATTTTTGAGCCAAACCATATTCTTTTGTGATCAATACATGCCTGCAAATATTCATTCATTGACCTAACAGAGCTAGAATTAAAATTTTGCTTAATAACATATTTCTTTTTATCTGGGTTATGTTTTAATTTAAGATGCTTCATTTGCTCTATGTAATCTGGCCCAGTTTTGTTTGAATCGAAGTCAATTATATGCAATTTGTCGTTTTCAAACCATTTTGATTGATTACAACCATCTATAAACTGATCCGCGCCACCGTTATCAATAATAATTAGCTTTATATTATAAGAATTAATTAAATATCTTAAATAGCGAGCATTTCCATTGAGCCCAGATCCAGCAGAACCATAAGCATGAACCAAAGTTCCTTTGTTTGTGCCTTCGTGCAGTTGAATAACTGCCATTGCAAAAAAGTCAGACTTTTCGGAGTTACTAAAGTTAGGGTCAATAGATAAAATATATTCTTTTGTTTTGTCGCCAAATAGTGACATACTTGGAGATTCCCCGTTTGGAATTCTACAATTATACATCTTCCTCGCAGAAAAGTAACTATCTGAATCATCCAAAAATTTGGCCTCATATTCTCTCTGGAAATATGCCGCCCCTTCATCACGAGAAGCCTCCTCAATAACTTTGAGATCAAGCATGTGAGATGGCGCGGATTTGTAGCTCATTCGCGACACAAAATATTTTGGACCCTCACTGTATTGCTCTTTTAATACTTCATCAACCCAATTATTATAAACTTCATATAAATACTCAAATTCATAACTGGCACTTGAAAGTCCAATCAACTTAGATGTAGAAACAAACTTTGTTCTATCTTTCCCTTCCATTATGCCATCAGCGATCATCCTGTCTTCGATCTCTGTAATCCTAATTCTGTCCTTGATGTTTTGAGGACTAAGAATAAACGGGAACAACACGCGCTCTAGAATGTCTCTGGGGATCAATAGGAACTCATCCACGATCAGAACGTCAGCACGGAGACCACGTATCTTATCACCACTTAAAGGCACCGCCATCAGTGTACTCGTAGCATTTCCGATTGGGATCGTCCATGTATAAAGTTCGTTTCTTTCTTTTTTATTAGAAGGATTGAATAAATCATGCACCATAAATGCGTCCGGCGAGCTAACAATTTTTTCAATTTCATGAAACATCATCTTTGAAGTACGAAAAGTTGGGCCTACTAGCAATACACGGGCCCCTGGGTTAAAGATAAGATACAATATGGCAAACACCCTAGCTGTAAATGACTTGGAAACACTACGACCCCAGACGTTTAACGAAAAGTTTCTATTAAACATCATTTTTATATGTGCTGTTTGAAAATCTTCCAGAGTAATTCCTAAAAGCATTTCACTCGCAATACCAAGATTCGCTCTAAAAAACCTAGCGAGGCTAATTTTTGCCTCCTTGTCCGCAAGCTCCCCTTTTAATTCAAGCAACTCTTTGTTTACATGAACAATATCATCCCTTTTATACTTTTTTGGTATATAGATCATTTGAAAAATTTTGTATTATCGTAAAAATACTGCAAATCAAAGTTATTAACTTTAGAGCCGAGTGAGAGAAGCTTTTCGGTTATTGCGGAGCACTCTTCTTTATCTTTGCAAAATAAAAATTGTACATTATCATGAGTTTGACAGATTTCTCTTACTCTGTGAAATATAAAGTCGGGCTTTGCTTTGGTAAATTTCTTATAAAAAGGAATGTAATCAAAAGACAATGATTGAGACAATGATTTCTCTACTAAAATAACAACCTTTCGATCAATCTCTCTAGCGCCAGAAAGCTCCCTATTGAACCTATCATAACCTTTACTAATGGTCTGTATAAAGTCAGAAAGAGATTTTCGCTCAATAACCAAATCAGAATCTACAGAAATAGCATAATCACCATGATCAAGTTTTAAAGATTCGGTTTCAACATCAAAGTTTAAAGGTTTTTGCTCTCTAGTATCAATGATTATTTTTTTTATTTGTTTTGGCGCTATTTTTGACAGTTTATTAATATCATAACAAAAGCGTCTTTTTACAAAAAGCTCTTCGCACAATTCGTCTATGTTGTATTTTTCAACAATATAAGAGGTAGGTGGCATAATCAAAGACCTTGTTTCTACTTGACATAATAAATTCTCATAGTCTTTAAACTGCTTTCTTAAATGTAATAACCTAAAGATTAACTTTTTTGTTAATTTTTCATCAATTTGCTTAAAATAATTTCGCAAATTTACCTTATTGTTAAATAGCGAGGTTAAATAAAACTCAGAGTTCTTATAAAGAATGGGCTCATTTGTACAAATATCGTGCTTTTTAAAGTGTTTTGTATAATAGTCCTCTCTTTTAACTTTGTGCGTTTTAATATGAGAATCAAGATCTTTTATAGATTCGAACTTTTTATTACATAATTTACAAGTTAGCAAATAATCTTTATCAAACAGCCTTTTATCCATCGAGAACCTCCTCTTCCGTCAACCCAAAGATTTCAGACTTCATATCATCCATAGACTGGAATTCCTTTAAAAAGCCTTCTTTCATTCTTTGCCTTCTCATCTCTGCAAACTTTAACATCTTAACCCTTGTCTCCTCTTCTTTCCAAGCATCGATGACATTAGCAAAAGATTTATTTGATTCCAGCCTGTTTTTAATTCTATCTGCCCTGTTACCTTTTAGATTTTTGATTAGAGCATTTTGCCTAGTAATACATTGGTGATATTCTGTTTGGGAACTTTTTATTGCTTCAATAAGCTTCATTGTCATAGTTCTATCACCTTCATCATTGGAGGGATCGTTAGCATCCCTTAATGTTTCTTGTAATATGTCAACTATTTCTTTTGTATTTTTGGCAATAACAACCTCAGAGGACAAAATAATATATTGGTCGGTTTCTTCTTGTGTCAAGTCTGGCTTGTCATATGTATAACGAATAAAACAATCTTCAAAAGCTTCCCTATCTGCCTCCAGTTGATAAGAATTTATTTGATTAACAAAGCGATAACCATTTAAGTACTTGATCATCGCCATCACATTACTTTTTTGAGAGTTGGTAATTTTTTCTTTATTAATTCCGTCAAGAATATATTTATTAACTCTCGCTATGGCGCGGTCTAGGGTTTTAGGCGCAGAATAATTTTTATCAGCCAAGCTACCTGACTGTATTTTTAAATTTTCTGGCAAAGTATCATAAAAAGCCTTTACCGCTCTTGCCTCAACGCTGGCAGGATTCATATTTGGCTCTTCTGGAAAGAGCTGTTTCGCGGCGTCAAACCATTTCACCCTACACGCATTATTGCGAATAAACTCTTCTTGATCTTCTGTTAATTGGAATGTGTTGACAGGGGTATATTGGTGAGCGCGATTTGGAAAAATACCAAAGGTAGATAACTTGGACAATAAATCCTTGCCAAATTTTGATCTGGCATCTACATTTTCATTCGCATCTTCACCCAAGGCATATTGTATAATTTCTTTTGCCTTTGGCGGAATTTTATCTTCTTTTCTTTTTTCGTAAAACTCAATGGCGCGATCAATATGAATCTTTGATACTTCTTTGGGAAGATCTTTATTTATACTCTTCATTGATTATTTCTTTTGCAAGCTTGTAAAATTTATTTTTATAAACTTGAATTTGTCTATATTTTTGAGGAAGCAAGTTAACTACCTCCATTTCGTCCATACCATCTATGTATATAAACTTATAGACATTCCATTCTCGTTGCGTTAAATGGTTTTTGATTATTGCATGCATTTTATCAATATCATATTCCAACTTACATTTTTCATCTAAATGTCCATCAACCTCTTCGATGTGATGCTGTAAGGGCAATGGCATTTTAATATCAAACGCAGCCTTTTTGTTATAAAACCAATTTCTAAATAACGGGCAGGAATTTCCTTTTTCACCATAAATTTCGCACGTTCCATCAGGGAGCGAGCAAACGCACTTATTGCATGGCGCAATAACATTTGAATAATTGTTTCTAAGAAGATTTGAAATTTGATTACAGACGATACGAGCCACCCAAGGAGCGAGAGGTTTTGAGTCATCATAGTAGCCCCATTTTTTATGAATGTGTATTTTTATGATTTGTGATACATCATCATAATCCATCCAAGGTAAGGCTTTAAGCTGCCACTTCCTTCTTCTTTTTTCAACCTCTTGACAGATAATTGGGTATGCTTCTTCGTATGTCATAAATAAATTAAATTAGTCAATACTAGTGGGCTTGTTGGTGTTTGCCCCATCGCTTCTCATGAAATCTTCGAAGGATTGACTATTTGCACTTGGCCTCTGTGCTTTTTTTGGCGGCACTATTTTTTTAGGCCTGCCTCGACCCCTTTTGCCAGCAGATTGTGAGCTTATTTTACTTTTCTCTGATTCAATAACATTTCCAATTGTTTGTTTGCTTTGGTCAGGGTCAATATAAATTCTTGCCTTTAAACTTTTTAAATGAGGGACGTTCGTATACTCATCTTCATCTTCATCTTCATATCCATCATGACCACCAGTATCAAATCTCCTTTGTGGCTGTCGAATTTTCAAAGAAGGTTTGTCTTTAGCCAATGAAATTGACGCATGAGGCGACTGCTTACAATAAGGGCATTCTTTTGGCTTAAAAACCTCATAAACAATTTTCTCACTACAATTAAAACAATATGTTGCTGGCATAACTCTTTCTTTCTTTTCAATACTAATTATTCAATATTATAATCACCTATTATATAGAGCATAAAAAAATAAAACCCAAATAGGCTTTACACCTTATTTGGGCTTGGCTACTTTTTTGCTAATTTAAAACTCGCTAAACTATATTCTTATCAATTTCGGCCACCAAGTATTGAATTAAACTATTTCGCATTATATCTTTTGCGCCAAACTTGAACGTTTGAACTCCTTTGCTCCTAGCTTCTGGATTGTTGAATATATCAATCATTAAAGAGAATTTTCCTTCTTTTAGGTTAGCCTGTTTGTCATCGCCGATGATTAACATTTTACTTTTTTTACCCAATCGCGTCAAAATAAGTCGCAAATCTTGGAAGGAGAAGTCTTCTGCTTCATCAACAATAATAATTGCATTGTCGAAGGTTCTACCCTTGCAAAACCCAAGGGGCACAGCCTCTATATTTCCTAATTTTTCAACAATTTTTAAACTATGGCTGTCCAACAATTTATTAAGATTGTCATGCAGTGGAGCAATGTAAGGCTCAAGCTTTTCGCCAGTGTCACCTTTTATAAATCCCAGACCACGCCCAGAACAAGACTCCACAGGATTGCGAACATAAATTATCTTGTCTATTTTTTTATCAATAAGCAATTTTAAAGAGCAATATGCGGAAAGCAAAGTTTTACCTGTTCCAGCAGGGGATGAACAAAACATTAGTTGGTTTTTGTCATCAAGAACAAGATCAATAAAAATTTGCTGTCTTTCTGTCCAGTTAAAGGGGCGAATCGTTACCTCTGGATAAGCCCCACCGACCTCTACGATACCTCGGTTTCTTCCCATTATCTTATTTTACAGTTTTTTTTCACAATGATTTATTTCAAAGCGATTTGCAGCAACGACATTCCGATGCTTGACAACCTCAGAAGCAGCGGCCATAGAGAAATTTATTGACTCTTCTATGCCTCCGCATTCCAAGTAACGAGTTACAAGCGCCGCGAGTACCGTGTCTCCAGCGCCACTGACGCAAGCAACGTCAACTTTTTGAGTGCTTATTTTTGTTACTCTTCCGCCACTATTTATCCATACACAGCCATTTTCGCCATTTGTAACGATATAGTTATCACAACATGATTCTGGCAGACAATTGTTTGAGCGATTGTACGCATCTTCGGCGCTATTAATTTTTATGAAATTTGCACCGCTGAAGTATGAATCTATCAGCTTTTTTGTATCAAAGAATGTAACGATTTTGTATGTCTTTGCAATGTTTATTATTTGGCGAATATTTATGTTATTCAAGAACCCTTTATTGTAGTCGGACACTACTATTGCATCAATCTCACCATCATGTTCCTCGACTATGTTTTTTAAGCTATTAAGTTTAAAATGCTCGCTTTTCTGCTTGGGGCTGTCTAATCTTAATAATATTTGGCCACTTTTTGAGTCAACGATTCGCGTTTTGACTGTTGGCGTTGGCGTTACGAGCTTTATAATTTCGGGCGCTTCTTGTTTCGCAAGTGCGACTAGGTTTAACTCGACGTTGCCGCACATTCCTTTACTAACCTTCTTTTTTTCGGGCTCAATGTCGAGTATGGGACTTGGGGCCTCTGGATTTATTCGCGTTACTGTTCCATACTGGAACTCATCAACGCACTCATCACCAATTAGTATTATTTTGAACTTATTTTTCATCGTATTGTTTTTAAATTAAAATATAATGCATTAATCTTGGCCACTAAGAATTATTTGAACAAATCACTTGACATATTGCTTGGGGCACTATATAGTAATAGCCTATGGTTGAAAAAAACAAAGGAACAAATAAAACGGCTAAAGCAACTAAAACAGCTAAAACCACAAAGCAAAAAAGCCCGCAAAAAGCTCCGACCAAGGATGTTGTCGAGTATGCGCTCAAGATTGTTGATATAGAGACAGATCTGGAGGATCGCTTTCCAAGTAGCGGTGGCCAGATAATGCATGGTTTCAGAGCGGCGTTCATCGATTTTTTACTTGCTGGCTTTATTGTAGACAAACCAGACCAATTCGTCAAGGCTGTGAAAACTTACAATCAAAAAATGAACGACTTTTTAGGCTCACAGGAGTATTACGAGGCTGTTGACAAGGTCGGTTCTGGCGGGCCTCACGATGGCTCTGACAAGCAGGACGAGGTCATGGAGGAGGCAATTGAGATTTGTCGCCAAACTATTAATCATTTGTCAGAAAGCTTTGTTAATTTAAG